ATAGTATCAAATACTTTTTTGTCAGAAAGATTAAGATTGTTTATATCTACATCATCCCAAGTTAATCCTTCCATTTTTAAAGTATCATCAATAATATCAACTGTTTCAAGTCCAAGATAATCCATTTTAGTAAGTCCTAGATCATCCATTGCAGAATGCATTTCAAGTTGAATCATTTTATTCCCATCTGAGTCATAACATATTGGGCAATACTCTATAATAGGTTTTGGAGTTAATAGAGTACCAGCAGCGTGTCTTCCCATACTTTTTGGCAGTCCTTCAAGTTCCATAACATACTTAAACCACAATGGATATTGTTCGTAAATATCTTTTAAACGTTTTGTTTTAAATAATATATCTTTAAGTAGAAATTCTTTTTCTTCTTCCTCGCCTAAATCATTAATTGTTTTAATAGTTGGAATCATTTTTGCTATTTCGTCACGCATTTTATATGGGATTTTTTTATAATATTCTCCATTNATATCTTCGTCTAATACTTTTCCAATATCTTTGATCGCTACTTTTGTACTTAAACTATTAAATGTGGCAATTGGAGCAACATTATCTTTACCAAATAATTCTTCGGATATTTCTACAAATTCTTTTCTTCTACGCTTTGAAATATCCCAATCAAAATCCCCGACTGATTTCCTTCCTAAATTAGCAAATCGCGTAAAGTCTAAATCCCATTTAATACTATCAACTTGTGTTACTCCTAACATATAAAGACACAAACAATTAGCTCCAGATCCACGACTATATCCCCTTGGGATACCTCTCTTATTTGCTTCTTGTGCCAACATATAAAGCATAATAAAATAATCTGTATAGTTTAACGCGAATAATACTGGTAATTCAATTTCTATTCTTTCTTTCCTAATTTTCTGATCTTGTGTAGACATATTACTAAACTTTTTATCAAAATCTTTATATACTAGATATTTTAGATATTCTTCATTTGAATCAAATCCTTCTTGAATTCTAACTTGTGGCATGATAACACCTTTATTAAGTCCTATATCAATATTCTCAATCATATCAGCGATATTTACAGTTTGTTCAATACCTTTCTTTATGAATTCTTTATCAAATTGATTCTCTAAGATGTCATAAACGTCTTGCTCAGTTTGAAGATAGCAATCAACATAACTTTCTCCAACTTCTCTATCTTCGCTTATTTTTACAAAAACAGCATGTGAATTAATTTGATCTTTACTTATCATATGAGCATCAGTAGTAATTACGTAAGGTAAATTATATTCATTAATAAAGTCATAAATCTTTTTGTTTGCCTCTTTCTGAGAATCCGTACTGTGTGATTGTATCTCACAAAATACATTATCAAATATACTTTCTAAACTAGAATAATATTCATAAACAATTTTATTTTCCACTCCACTTGTCAACCATCTACTCACTCTTCCGACTTGACAAGCAGTTAGACATATAATTCCTTCCCCTAAATTATTCTCTTTTATGTAGTCAATTGATACTCTTGGTTTTTTATAGAAACCAAGAGTACAAGCATCAGACGTTATTTTAAACAAATTAATAAGACCTTGCTTTGTTTTTGCAAATAAAACCAAATGATATCTTTGTTGATGATATTCTTTTGTATCTTGTTTTTCAAACATATTATCAACTTCATACATTTCATTACCAATTAAAGGTTTTATATTGTTTTTATTACATGCTTTTACAAAATCAACAAATGAAGACATTTTCCCATGATTGGTTAACCCCAATGCTGTTTGATTATTTTTCTTAGTATGCTCAACCATTTGCTCAACAGTTTGGATAGCATCCAACAAAGACCCTTTTGCATCGTGCGTATGTAAATTTATAAACATATTTAACCTCCATTTATTTGTGTTTTAAGCATTAAGAATCTATCATATTTTCTTTGTAAAAATCTTTCCGTATCTTCGTACAAATACTTCATTATTTTGTATACTTGTTGATTACCACCATAATCAAGACTTTCAACAATATCATAACTATGCCTTTTATAAGTATTTGAAATTTTATATATTGTTTCATTATTATATAGATGTTCCATAATAAAACTTAGCATCAATTTTGTACTTGTAATTCTAAATTTAAAATCAAATCCACTATTTTTATCTTTTGACATTGAAATACTTCCATTGCCATCAAAATATCCTAATATAAAATATTTTTCATATTCTTTAGGTAAATTTTTAGGAGGTTCTTTTACTTGCGACTTATGTTCTACTAGTCCATGATTAACTAAATCACCATATATGGTTTTGCTATTTAAGATAAGTCTGACATATGGTGTTTCTGAATACCCCTTACCCTTACTAACTTTATAATGTTTTATTTCATGTGTTGATTGAATATCATTTTTGAATTTTAAAAGGTGTTCCTCGTCTTTTTCATGGATTGATAAACCAACAAGCCCACTATTATATCTTTCTTTATTCTTAGATATGTATCCATCAGCGTATAAAAATCCTAACCAATAGGCTTTGATTGGATCATTAATCACTTCAAAATAATTTTCATTAAAAGTATATTTTTTAGAGTTAATAGAATTGCTTCTTCTTTCAATATTGTTATCTTCTAAAGTTTTATATACCCTATAATTATTAATGTTTAATTCTTTTGCTATTTTTATAGCAGAACTACCTTCTATGTACGAAGATATTATTTCTTGCCTTAAAATATCTTCGTTATTATAAATATTCATCTATTCAATCACTTCCCATTCGTCAACAAATATTTGCCCAGTAAGTTTTCCATTATACTCATTAATACTTGCTCTACCAACAATATTTAATACCACTTCATCTTTCCAATCAACCATATTACTATACATTTCTTCATTGCTTTTAAATCTTATAAAATCAACTTCGTCCGTTTCTATTTTAATAGTATTTTTACCTTCACCTAATAATTTAATATCTTGTGCACGAACTTTAACATTATCGACATAAATTAATGGTTCTTGGATATTTGTACTATAGATATATTTTAAGTCGCAAATATCTTTTATAAACTCAAACGACATTTCTTCAAATGGAATTTTAAAGTCTACAAAATAAATCTTCTCAAAAGTCTCATCTTTAAAAAACTCATTAAGTTTATCATCAATTCCTTCTAAACATTTTTCTTTAATTTGTATTCCTGCTGCGTCTTGATGTCCTGCTACAAAAACAAATAAATTAGTTTTTTGCAACTTATCTTTAAAATCTCCTGTATTTGATCTCATACTACCTTTAATTTCGTTCTTTTCATTAATAGAATAGACAATTGTTGGTTTGCTATATTTACCCAATAAAGCATTTGCTAAAAGCCCAGACATACCTTCAGATTCTTCTTTATTAACTTTTACACATATAATTTTATTATCTAGATTAATCTGATCTTCGACAGGTTTAATTAATTTATCCGACAATCTTTTTCTTTTACCATTATAACTAACACACATTCTAGCAGATTGTTGATGTATTGACTCTTCAATTTCTTCTCCTTTTTTACTACCCCTAGTAGGTTTATATATGTACATCTTATCTGTATCTATATTTGCAAAAGATTTAAACATTAAGTCTTTATCTTCTATTTTCCCTAACCTATAAACTGAATTAATTAAAGGTGCAATGTAAAACGCTATAGCAATTGGATTTATTTCTCCTTTTAGAGAAAAATCTTGTGCTTCTATTAATGCTTTTAGAGCAGGACTTTTAATATTACTTAATCCTTTGCGAACATAATATTGCACTTCTAAATCTTTGGTATTCATATAATCTGCGATTAATCCAACTGCTACTAAATCTAAATATTTATCAGCTTTATCTTCCCACAATTCTTCATCTAGTGCTTTACAAAATTTATGCACCATTCCAACCCCTGATAAATTAGTAGAAATCTTAGATAGTTGATTATTAACAACAATGGCATTTGTACTATAATCTTTTACGCTATGGTGGTCAAGAATTATAATATCAATTCCCATATCTTTTACAATTTTATGTTCTTTAAATTGTTCGCTTGAAGCGTCTGGAAGAATTAATAGTTGAATTGTTGGTAGTGTATCTTTCAAATCATCCAACATAATACCATGTGTTTTTTTGATGTGGTTTTGGAAAAATAGATTAGCATTTGGATAGACCTCTTTTATGTAATTATAGAGTAATGTAGAAGATGTAAGGCCGTCACAATCGGCATCACAAATAATCAATATATTAGACTCTTTTTCTAAATGCTCCAACAAACACTTAACTGCAATATCCATATTCTTAAAATCTAATGGATTAGTAACAACACTGTCATTAATATCTAGGAATTTTTCAATATCTTTTATTTCTCTATTATGAAGTATTTCGTATAATAAATTTGTAGCATTGTAATTGTTTTCTCCAATAATTTTATATTTCATTTATATTTAATTCCTCTCATTATTCGTTTATTTTCATATAATTTTTTAAACTTAATCTTATCATCAGTAGGACTTTCCTTTTCTCCCAATATCCCATATTCGTCAACTAAACAATAAATAGTTTGATTACCTAAAAATTTGTTACATTCTTTGTCATAATATTCTTTATTAAATTTTCCATCTTTAAACATTACGTCCTTATCATATGCTAAAACAATATCTACTCCTAAGTGTGTTAATTTCTTTACTTGGTATTTTGATAATGTATGAGCACCAATACTTACAGCATTTCTTATCCCGTATGACCATAATTGAGCAGTCGCTTTTTCTGCCTCCGTAATAATAACGTAACCTTCTCTTTTTATATACGGCATAGTTTTATTTAAACCATACAATATTTTAGACTTAGCACATGGAACTAAATAAAAATACTTACTTTCCCATTGTTCTAATTCTTCTTGTGTTTTATAAAGTCTAGCTTTTATTCCAACTAGCGTATTTAATTCATCTCTAATTGGTACAGTAATAGAATGTGTTTCTAAATCATAACCAAAACCAAAATCTATTTGTGTTTGCAAGTCTATATTATCTTGTAAGAATAATTTATTAGCATAATTGCCATAATATTGCAAAATATCTTCATCTATCGGTTTTAAGTTTATTATTTCATCTTCTTCACTTTTATTCGTACCATTTTTTTGCTCATAGATATAATCGAGAAATTTTAGCATTTCTGTTTTACTTGTTGGTTCCTCATAATAATTATATGAACAAGTGTCACATATCCATTTTATACTTTGAGAAAAATATAATTTCTTTATAAAAGATGTAAGTGAAATAATATTTGTATAACCATATTTGTCTGAGATATCTCTAGTATAAGCATTCACCCAAAGATTGTCTTTATAAATTACAACATGTTTGGCATCGCCATCTGGAAATCCACAAGTAAAATATTCTCCTTTATCTTCTATATGATGCATATCTAAATTTTTAAGTATCTTTTCTATATCATTATTTTCTATAATTTTTGCAAATAATTCTTTTACCTCCATAAAGTTTTATGCTCCTAACCTTTGTTTAGGTTTTGAATCACTATTCCTATTCCCCTTCTTTACTAATAATCCAACCTCAATCCATGTATTTCTGTCTAAATCAACTTCACATACTGTAACCTTACCTTTACCACCAGTCCTACTTTTAGCAAATCTATGACCATAATATATTTTTGTGATATCTAGTGGTACTTCTCCACCCCAGTCATCAATAATAGAATATTTGTCATAATCATCTCTAAATAATCTCTTACCTAAAACAAGATAATCCAATACGTGGAATATTTGTTTACAGTTTGCTAAGTTCATGCTATTTAAATCAAACACTTCTAAGTATACCGAGTCATCTGTGAGTTGAAAATTGGCATATATTCCTATCATTAACTCTTTAGCTAATTCTTCCAATCTAGTTGCTGTTTGTTTTATAGTTTCCCACGCATCTGTTCTATATCCTTTTAAAGTATCATACATCACGTACTCAACATTTTTTGACAAGACATGCTTTCGTATTTCCATTTCTATATCATAATCGGCATATTCTCTCATCTCTTTAAAATATATCTTAGTATTTTGTTCTATCCATTCTCCAACTATTAATGTGTTTCTATATTCTGTTGATTCATCATATAGTTTTTGTTCATATTCTTCGTCAGTTAATATAGGGTCTTCATTTTCATCCAATTCTCTAACAATAAATTTACCAGTAATGTCACTTTTGTATCTTCCAAGTACAATTTCTTCCTCAGTCTTATTTAAATCAAAATCAAAATGTAGTTTATGTATTGGATCATTAATAACTGTAACAATTTTACAAGCTTCAATATCCTCTTCTGACATTTCATTAGTCATAATAAGTACAGCTTTTTTCTCGACTAAAGATATATGTGTAGCAAGGGCAACCATTTTTCTTGATTTACCTTCATTAGACAACATCCCCTCAACAATTAATTTCCCTTTGCGGAAACCTCTAAAAAATAAATTCCAGCAATTCCAAGGGAATGTAATTCCAAAACTAGGTTTCTTAATCCATTCTTTAATTCTTTTTACGGATTTTTTGCCCAATACAACACTTTCTTCACCTCCACTAATTATAGTATTAATAGTATCCGCTTTTGCTTTAATCATTTTATAAATATCATTAGCAGAAAACTTTTCAAAATTCTTATGTTCGAGTATTTTCTGAACAGGATAACCACTTCTCTCGTACTCCCTCACTAAAGAGAATTTCTTAACTATATTAAAATAGTTTTTAAAATCATCAACAGTTGAAAGTTCTTTCATTTTTTCTATTGTTTTATAACCACCATAATTTTTGTATTCGGCGTTTCTTTTCTTATCTTGTGACATATAAATATTAATATTATTTTCTGTAAACTCCTGTGAGAATGTTTGAAACATAATATCAAAACTATCATAGAAAAATTTGCAAGAACTATCATAAAAATCATATTTAGGACGCATTATATGTCCATATTCAACATAAATATCAGGATTTTTATATAGAGAACCAACTAATAAAGTTTCTGCCTGAACATTATAATTTTTTACTTCTTCCAATAAATATAACACCAACTCTCTTTAAAAAACCTCATCTAAAATATCAGCAATATTTATCTCTTCATTTTCCTTTTGATTGTTCCGTTGTAATGATGTGATTGTATTAATATTTATATCATTTTTTAATACTAAATCATTTTTAATTTCCGTTTTTACTATATCTTCTGTTTTTTGTTTTTGTTTCCATTTTAAATATTCATCATAATTATTGATTACAATTGCTAAATCATAATCAATTCTTCTAATAACATCTATTTTTTTACCTTTCCTTTCATTATTATTATTTACTTTGTCAAGATAGGTTTTCATTTTTTTAAAAATTTGTAATAAATCATAATATGAGATTGGAGCATTTATACGCATACTAAATGTTCCATCATTGATCTGTTTAGTTTTCTGGAAAAACAATGCTGGCAGTACAGTTAAATTATAATTATCATATATCCAATATGTAAGCCTATCTCTATCTATCAAACTATTTACATAATCTGATTTTGTAGTTTTAATAACCATTTCATTAGCTAATTTTATTGCATTATCTAGTGTTAAACATTTTTTATCTGTTTGAAATTTAATAAAACAATCATAATGATAATAAGATTGTTGATAAAATATGAATTTATCTACTTCTAAATTAATTGTTTTAGTTTTTGGTTTATCACACACTTTACATTTTCTTAATATCTCTTTCAAATATTTTCACTCCAATATTCTGCTCAAATGAGGAATGATAAAAAACCATTCCTCATTTTTACTATTCTTACTTTTGCTATTAATTCTTTGCCATAATATCATATATTTTTTGAAGTGTCTCAATTGACAAATCTGGCGTAAATTGAATTGGTAAACCTTCATTTTCTAATAACGGTTTCATCGCTTTACGTTTTGTGGGAGGCATAGATTCTTTAAGTTTCTCAATAGTTTTAATTAAAGACTCTACTGTAACATTAGCATTATCAGTTGTTGTAGTATTTTGATTTGTATTATTAGGAACATCAGCATATCCTGCAATTTCTTTATAAGTTTCTTCATTTTTCTTAACAGTATCACTAACTTTCCCTTGAGACATTCCTACATTTTTACCCCTATTTTTATTACTATCAATGACATCTTGCCATAATGCTACTGATGGATTTTTAACAATCTCATTAGGTTTATATTTCCCTGTCCTATCCTTTTGTTCAATTACAGCATAAATTTCACCATCTGCATCCGTCATATTATGAATAACTGTAAATACTTCATATTGAATAAAATCCCATGACTCAGGAACTTCATAACCCATATATGTAAGAACCATTTCTCCTTTATTATTCTTAACCATTTCCTTCTTATCTTTTGCTCTACCAGTGATAGCAACATATTTATCAGTATTTGTAATAAGATTACGAACAAGCGACTTGCCACTTGATTTAATCTTATTATGATCTTTAAATTCAAGGCCAGCAGTACCTACCATTACTTCTTTTTCGTCAGAGGTTTTACCTTGTAATTCTGCTCTGATGGCTGCCCTTTTTTCAGAAAGATTAATTGCCGCATCTGAAACATTATCTGCAACAACAGTAATTCCGTCAATTACAATAGCGTCTGCAATAAATTGATTACCATCAGCATCTAATACAACTTCTTCTGTTTCAATACCATCTTCGTCTAAATGATATAATGGTTCATTATTAATAACTTTATCGCAATAATATCTAATCTCTGAAAGTGCAGATGTGTAAACTAGATAAATATTCTCAAGATTTACACCTTCTTCTTCTAACCTATCTAATCCAAAACCATCAATACTACCTGTCTCGCAGTCAATATACAGTACACGTAAAGGTTTACCTTCTTTATTCATTTTAGCAAAGTCTGCTACACAGTTACTTTTTCGGACACCATGCTTACCGTAAACAAAATATTTTAGACCTTTTTCCACATTACTTCCAGTTCTTGCTCTTGCCATATTATTAAATCCAACCCTTCTATTTTTATTTATTATTTTGTATGGGGTGGCGTTTTGAACCACCCATACTTTTGAACTATTGTTAATTAAGTGATTACCATTCCATTTCTGGGTCTTCAGATTCTCCTTTATTTCCTTCGTCACCATTCCAATTGTCATTACCAAACTCATCTTGAGCTTTAAATGCTTTAATAACAATATCTTCGGTATAAGTTTTTGTATCTATATCTTTTGTATCGATTCCAGTAATTTCAAATTCAAATTTACGAGGACTACCAACTTGATTAAATGGATCTGCATCCCCACCCCAATCTTCTGGACTATTATTTTCAACCTCTTCTGCCATACGTTTATTATTTATTTTACCATGAATTGAAATTCTATTATATGGTTTTAAATGTTTTCTAAAATTTGATGCTAACGTTTTGTTTCTAATAACAAATTCAATATCTTCAAGTGTTTTATATGTAACAATTTTTGCCTTAATAATCCATCTTGGATCATCATTATCAGGTTTATTATTTTTTTGAGCTTGAACAATCTCCATAAATAAACACTTTTGTTTAAAATTACTTTCTTCCTTAAAATCTTCTTGCGCAAAGTCAACAACCGAATTGTAAATCTTTTTAATATTTAATCTTTTGAATCTACTTTTACCATTTTCTCCTTCCATTGAACTAAATTCTAATTCGCCAACTATTAATACAGGCATATCATCCTTCAATCTTTTAGAAAGAAGTTCAGCAGCATCATAATCCCACATACTTTTAGTAATGTTTTTATTTTTATCATCTTTGTCTAGGCCGATAATTACACCAATAGGTTCAAATCCCTCTTCTTTAAAATTTATACGTTGCCCCCAAGATATTTTCTTACTAATTCCTTGTTCTCCTTTTGTCTCAGATTTTTTATAAAACCATGCATCTTCTTTTTCTGAGTCTGAAATTTGAACATAAACTTCATTATCTTCTGATGTTTTTACACCAAAATTAACCGTATTTCTCTCAAAACCATTTTTTTGTGGTTTTTGTTTAAAGAAATTCTCACCTTTTTTTGTGCCAGTTACTAAACCTCTAGCTTTAAATTGTCCCTCTGTGAGTGGTAGTCCATGTTCACCAGTTTTAACTTTTGCCATATTATGTATTCCTTCT